GACCTCAACAAAGCCAAGCAAGCAGACAGCGATGCGGGCAGCGTTTACAAGTACCTCATGGCGGGCAGCGATCATCTCAAGAAGATCGAGAAGTATGCGGCCAAGTGCAGAGCGTGGAATGCACAGCAGACTCTACCTTGGATGAAGGGTGTGGGCTTGTTGCCTATGGCTAACTTCTTCACATATCGAGAGCAGCTAGGCACGATGGAGGCCAACTTCAACGCGTTAGTCGCAGACTTCGTCAAGGTCTACCCCACACTGGTGAGCGCACAGGCGTTCAAGTTGGGTGACTACTTCGATGCCACCGAGTTCCCTGATGCTGAGTCTTTACCGAAGAGATTCAAGTTTGGGTTTAACTTCCTCCCTGTTCCAGAGAAGGGGGACTTCCGTATCCAATGTGAGGACAGAGTGCGTGAAGACTTGGCTGAGCAGTACGACAAGATGTTCAACGAGAAGCTGGCCGAGGCCATGCGTGAACCGTGGGAGAGATTACATGCGGTGCTGACTCACATGAGTGATCGGCTGACGGATACGAGCGTGGGTGAACGCAATATCTTTCGTGACTCGATTGTCAACAAGCCGTTGGAGTTGTGCGGCCTGCTGAGCAAACTCAATGTTACGAATGACCCGCAGCTCGAGGAAGCAAGACGCATGCTAGAGAAGGCGTTGTCGGGTATAGACGCCCAAGACTTGCGTGATCTGTCCAGTGCGCGGGCAGAACTCAAGTCAAGTGTGCAAGAGATCATTGGTAAATTTAACTGGTAAGGAAAAATTATGCAACTAGCAAATGTTGATGTACGGGGTGAAGGCGTTCTACTAGAACCTACCTTCAAGGAATTTATAGATAAGCTAGCACTGGCCAAGCCCGAGTGGACTTTCACATTCGACTATGTCAAAGACGGGCGCTACACAACGAGTAGGTGTATGCAGCAGGGTCGTCAAGTACCAGAGGACGCTAAGTACGCTACACGCATGAGCGTTACGCAGAACAATATACACCTTGGCGTCTTGGGTATTCAGCGTAATGTATCGGGCGACGCCGATAAGAAGTGGTCTTTGACTGTGTCTTCGGATAATATTCAGAGTCGGCGGGGGGACACTACAAAGACAGTCAACATGGCGTCAGCGATACGCAACGCCAAGACCTATCTCAAGTGCCCCTCGCTGGGTAAGGTTGTGTACGAGAGAGCATCGGATGTAGTGAACCGTTACTCAAACGCCCTCAATAGGTTGGAGGTCGCCATTGAGCGGGGTTACCTTTTACCTAGTCGGGAAGGTGCACAGATTCTACTCAACGCGTTTGTGCGGAACCAGACGCCTGACACGCATCTTCTATCTGAGTTCTCCGAGGCGATGCACAACCCTAAGTTTGAGAATGCGCTGTCGGAGTATATGCTTGCTCAGCACATGAAACACTTACACACGATACCCATCTGCTTGATGGATGGTTTGTATGCGTTCTTTACAGACAACGAGCTGCTTCAATCACTAGATAGGGCAGCTAAGTCTGAGCCTCAACTTGTGCCGTTTGAAGCACTACCGTTGGAGTGGCAGAACAGATTGGCTGTGCTTCAGCTAATGGAAGACAACGAGGTAGTGAAAGATGTTGGCTATCGGGTTGATGCAGACAACTTTCTCATAGTCAAATAAACAAACCCCTTGTGGTTTTTGGCCCGCCTTGTGCGGGTCTTTTTTCGTCTATACTTTTTGAACAATCCGACTGCTTGTCGCTTTGTTCGGGGGTAGGTGTTTCCCCCTATAAAAATAACTTGACACAGTCCAATATAGTCTGTATATTAGACTCTCCAAGGACATAAAAGTGGCACTTACACCTGAACGCAAAGTTAAACAACAAGTAGTTGCACTGCTCAAAGAAGCCGGTGCGTACTACTTTTTCCCCTCTGCCAACGGCTTAGGCCGCTCTGGAATTCCCGACATCATCGTATGCTATCGAGGCCGGTTCGTGGCTATCGAATGCAAGGCGGGCAAGGGACAGACCACGGCATTGCAAGAGCGGGAACTTAAACGCATCAGCGAAGCGGGCGGTGCTGCTGTAGTCATCCGGGAAGACAACATTGCACAAGTTAATTCACTACTCAACCTACTAAGGGTAACTACATGATACAAAAACTTTTATATTCTTTTGTCGCGCAAGAAACTCTTGCTCTGATTGAAAAGATTAACGCGACGGACTCTACGGTTGATAGTAGTTTCCAATCCGCTGAGCATTTACTTCGCCACGGTAAATTTAATTTTGTTGAGCGCAGACTTTTAGCTGGGGCTATCAAGAAGGTGGCAAGGCGTGAGACTTTGGTAGGCGCTATGAATGTTGTTGTGTATAACAACGTCGAGGGAGAGATAAGGAGCACGGGGCGCAGCAAGTACTCTTCTGCCCTTCAAAACGTCCCCTCGGGCGTTAGTGCTCAAGATGCGTGGAATCGGCAACTCAACATGACTTCTTTGCAGAACTCAGCAAACCCTTACCTAAACTCAATCAGTCCATACCAATGATCACTCTGGATTTTGAGTCTTACTACGACAAGGACTTCAGTCTGTCAAAGCTGACGACTGAGGAATATGTGCGTGGGGAACAATTTGAAACCATCGGGGTAGCCGTTAAGGTGAACGATGAGCCTACGCAGTGGTTCAGCGGCAGTGACGCGGACACAGCTTTTTGGCTGCACCAGTTCGATTGGGCCAACCATTTCGCGTTAGCCCATAACGCAATGTTTGACGCGGCCATCCTGACTTGGCGCTACGGCATCCGCCCGAAAGCATGGCTTGATACGCTGTCTATGGCTCGTGCGTTGCTTGGCCCCAATGCGAGTGTCGGGCTGGCGAAGCTGGCGTTGCACTTCGGGTTAGGCCAAAAGGGAACAGAAGTTGATAACGCAAAAGGTAAGCGCCGCGCTGACTTTACAACGGGCGATCTTCACCTGTACGGCAACTACTGTATGAACGACGTGGACTTGACCTATGCGCTGTACAAGGAACTAAACACCAGCTTTCCCATCAGCGAGAAGCGTCTCATAGACATCACCATCCGTATGTTTAGTGACCCTGTGCTGGAACTCAACGTAGACCACCTCAAATCGCACTTGGCCGAGGTGCATGAGCGCAAGCAGAAACTATTTGTGGAAGCCAAAATTACACCTGAGATTCTTAACAGCAACAAGAAGTTTGCTGCATTGCTGGAGTCTATGGGGGTGTACCCGCCCATGAAGATTAGCCCAACTACGGAGAAGGAGACCTACGCGTTCGCCAAGAGCGACGAAGGATTCATTGCTCTGCTAGACCACGAGGATGATCGGGTGCAAGCGGTTGTAGCAGCGCGGCTTGGGACTAAGTCAACACTGGAGCAGACACGGACGCAGCGGTTCATTGAGATCGCTGGCCGGACGCATGAGCATAAGCTGCCTATCCCACTGAAGTTCTATGCTGCACATACAGGACGTTGGGGTGGCGCTGATTCGATCAACCTGCAAAACCTACCGAGCCGTGGCATCCAAGCCAACAAACTCAAACGTTGTATTGTCGCGCCCAAGGGTTACGTCATCATTGACTGCGACTCATCACAGATTGAAGCCCGTGTGTTGGCGTGGCTGGCGGGGCAGACGGACGTGTTGCAGTTGTTCGCCGACAAGCAGGATGTGTACAAGTACATGGCCTCACGTATATATAACAAGGATGCCGAGGAGATTACAGACGCCGAGCGATTCATTGGCAAGACTACAGTGCTTGGCGCGGGCTACGGCATGGGCGCGGTTAAGTTTCAGTTACAGCTGCGCGGCATGGGTAAAAATGTAGACCTCGATACCTGCAAGCACATCATCAAGCAGTACCGCCAAAACAATACCCGCATCGCTCAATGGTGGAATCACCTCAACCTTGTGCTCTCTGCTATGACCACCCAGAAAGACGTTGGCGATGTGGATGTCGTTCAACTGTTGGAGATGTCCCCATTCACAGGCATTAGGTTACCCAACAACCTGTACTTGAACTATCCCGGACTCCAGCGCATGAGTGACGGGCAGTATTCTTACGAGGCGCGGTACGGGATTAACCGTATCTACGGCGGCAAGGTAGCCGAGAACCTTTGCCAAGCTGTAGCCCGCTGCATTATCGGCGAGCAGATGATTGAGATCGAGAAACGTTATCGTGTGGTGCTGACTGTGCACGATGCGATTGCTTGCGTGGTCCCCATCGAAGAAGGTAAGGAGGCGCAAGCCTACATCGAGAATTGCATGCGTACTTCCCCCTCGTGGGCCGCTGGCCTACCCCTCAACTGTGAGTCCGGAATGGCTCTAACTTATGGAGATTGTTAATGGAAAAGCCTGTAACGTGGTCTTATAGCAACCTGTCGCTGTATCAGCAGTGCCCCAAGAAATACTTTCATCTACGCATTGCCAAGGATGTGAAGGAAGCACCGAGCGACGCACTCACGTTTGGCAACGAGATTCACAAGATCGCGCAGGAGTACATTGAGTCAAACAAACCGATTCCAGAGAAATACGCGAAAGACATACAACCTGCACTCGATAGGCTTAACGCAATCTCCGGCCAGAAGTTGTGCGAGAACAAGCTTGGCCTGACTGTTGACCTCAAGCCATGCGGGTTCTTTGACAAGAACGTATGGTGGCGCGGCATTGCTGACTTGATCATCCTGCAAGACGACAAGGCGTTGACCGTTGACTACAAGACCGGCAAGAGTAGCAAGTACGCGGACCTCAAGCAGCTGGAGATTTTATCGCTTGCGATCTTTAAACATTTTCCTCACATCAAGAAAGTCAAGGCAGGGCTGTTGTTCCTGTTCGCTGAAGACTTCGTGAAGACCGAATACCTCGCTGACCAACAGAGCGATCTGTGGGTTTCGTGGGTGTCTGACGTTGGGCAGCTAGAGGCATCCGTACAAAATAAAGTATGGAATCCTAAACCCAACTTTACTTGCCGTGGCTACTGCCCGGTTTCAACCTGTGATCACAACCAAGGAGCTAAATAATGGCTAAGAAACTTTCCCGCATTGAGAAGATACGTCGTTTTTTTACAAAGAACCCTAAGATGTCAGTGGCCCAAGTGGCTGCGGAGTTTGGTGTCAGGTACCAAGTTGCGTACATGGCCAAGCGAAGCATGGACAAGGCGCAGAAAGACAAAGATAAAGTGTCCGCGTTAATTGCTGCGTCGAATGCATCTGTTGCAGACAAGGCGACAGAAAATCAAAATCCAAATGGCATGAACGCTGAGGATAGAGCAGAGATGCTGCGCCAAGCTGCTGCGCGACCCCGCCACCGCATGCAAGGGGCACCGACCGATGGCATTGATGCAACGCTGGCAGAGCGGGGTACAAAATATGGCAAGTTCATAGACCAAGCCGCCGTGACTTACAAACTCAAGAATGTTCTGCGTGAGCACTCTGGCGTACACAGTAAGTCGTACTCGTATGACCAAGCCGAGGCGTTGGACATGATCTGCGTAAAGCTAGGCCGTATCGTGAACGGTGACGCTAACTACGCTGATAGTTGGGTTGACATCGCGGGCTATGCCAAGCTGGTCTCCGACAGACTCCAGACAGGTAAAACAGTTTAAGTTTCAGGGGGCTAGCACCCCCCTCAACCAAGGACACAACATGGGTAAGATAAAAATTCAACTGGTCGAAGACGAAGAAGAAACACCATCTACATGGGAAAAGATATGGAATGGCTTTTTAGAACTTATGACCTTAGTGGGTATGGTAGCAACCGTTGCCTTTATTGCAGGGTACGTCGTTGCCATTCAGCCATCGAG